GTACCAGTGACATCAGAAGATGTTGCAATAGACTCTGTAAATGAAAAAAGAGCTGATGGTAGATACCGTGGACATGTAGATGCAGATTATAAACCTGCTGGATACAACAAATCTCTACCTGCTATGAGCCAAGCATCTTGGGTGAAGGACAAAATGGGTTCCAACCTAAAAGAAGATGCTGAGTTTCAAACAGCAACGTTCACCAAATGGTTTACTTCTCCAAGTCAATCAGCATTCTTCCAAAACGCTTCAGCCGAAGAGGTAAAAGCGATGCAAGAAGGCACTGACAATGAGGGTGGTTACTATGTGCCAGATGAATTTATTAACGATAATGTTTTAATTCGTGGTACACTTGGTGGCCAACTACAAGACAGCTGTACCGTGATTAACGTAAACAGTAAGAGTGGCTACATGCCAACTACTGCTTCCGTCACAATGGCTCACGTCGCTGAAGAAGGCGCCTACACTGGTGCTGAGCAGACTCCTGTTATCGGCCAGATAGCCTTTAATATTGATAAATATGCAGGTTTAACTCGAGTTTCTGATGAATTGTTGGAAGATTCTGTACCTAATTTAGGTGGAGTGTTATCCGAAATCTTTTCTCAGGCGTGGGGACGGCTTCAAGATAAAATGATCACTGGCGGAAATGGAACCAATGCGTATAATGGAATCATTGGCGGTACAGATTACGCGGGTAATGCAACCCAATTCTTTACTATGGCCAATGCTACTTCTATCGTAGCGGCTGATATAACTGGTGCCTATTTTGACGTACCAGCTCAATACCGTGAAGCAGATGCCTTTAGATGGATATTTAATTCTGATATTTTCTCATTAATTACATCTATTGGTGTAACAGCAGCTGGAGTGCATGCTATCGATAGCTTGACCAATGCCCCCGATTCATTTTTGATGGGAAGGGCAGTAGCGATAAACGATAATACTGGTAGCGGAATTGGTACTTCTATTACAAGTACTGAGAAGTGTGGTGTTGCTGGCAACATGAAGCAATACTACATCTTTAATAGAGCAGGATTCTCTATTAGTAGAAATGACTCATTGTATCAAGGCAATGGTCAAGTAGGATTCTTCGCAAACGTACGTTCTGATGGTCAATTCGTAAGAGATGGCTTCAAGATTCTACGAGCTGCATAAGTAGCGATGTGTACGGAGGTATAACACACAAATTTCGGGTCCAATTCCTCCTCTGTGGGTTGGGCCCACCTTAGAAAGGAAAATAATTATGCCGAAAGCAATTTGTATCGAACCAATTGGTATCGAAGGTGGAGAAACATATCACAGTGGCATTGAATATGAAGTATCTGCAAAAATCTTAAAGGAATATGCATTTGCATTCAAAGAAGTGAAAACTGCTGCCAAAAAGGACGCATCAAAAGTTACAGAGAACAAGTAGGAGCAGGTAATGGTTCGAGAATATCCTAGCTATTATACGTATGCAACTGTCGGGGAATTTAAGGATTACCTTGCAGGTTCTGGATACTCCAGTAGTTGGACCAATGATAAGACGGAACTGCGCCGTATTCTCAGGCAGGTATCTGCTGAGATGGAAGCATACTGTGCGTATAATACATGGGGTCCAATCACTAATAGTATTAGCTTTGATATTGGAGGCGGCACATTAACGAATGATGTCAGACCACTGCGTCCAACGACCATTAATAATTTTACACCGTCTGCAACACGAGATGCTGAGCTGCCATTCCCATATTGGCTGATCAGCATCACCAGTGCAACGAGCTATGACTCCACTGCGAGAACAAGCTCTGAGACATGGACTGCTGGACTCAGTAATGATTATTTATTAACACCGTATGATGCATCACCGTCGACAGGATTGAAGCAATCAACGGAGAGTGAGAAAGCATTCAACAGTGGACAACAGACCTTCGTGATTAGCGGTGTCTGGGGATGGTGGGATAAAGAATCAGCAACCCTGACAACCACAAACGAAGCACTTGATGCGACCGAAGTCACTGTGGACGTTACATCATCCACGAATATCTCTGAAGGCATGACCATTAAAGTAGAGAGTGAATTAATGTATGTCGAGTCAATATCGTCGAATACATTGACTGTTGTCAGAGGAGTGCATGGTACGACTGCCGCAACACATAGCACCAGTGAAAACATCACACGGCAGACATTCCCAGATGATGTGGTACAGACCTGTGCTGAACTCGCACGAGTCCGCTACAGAGAAAAAGATTTAGGATTGAATCGAGATCTTGGATCTGGTGAAATGCAGACAACGATACCCACGCGAGAGACAAAGCTAATCATGCAAGATCTGGACAGGTACGCAGCCTATAACAAACAGAATAGCGTGGTGTTTTAATGAGTACAGTACAATTTACAGCCAAAGGACCGTTATTTGAAAATCGATCGCTGCAACTCGGTGTGCAACGAGGCATGGTCAATGTGCTACTTGAAGGTCAAAAGAACGTGCAAGAACAACTCTACCCAGGTCATGGGTTTTTAACAGGTGCGTTATCTCGCTCCATACTCGGCAAACTCACTGATGCTACAGGTAAGAAACTTAAAGGTGAGATCAAATCTACTGGCATCCCATACGTCTATTGGGTAGAGACAGGCATCCGCAGTGGTCGTCAGACGAGATTCCGTGGCTACCATATGTTTCGTGATACCTACAGAAAATTAACGAGAACCGATCTGGTGCAACGAATTATGACAAAAGAAATAGTCAAAGCATTGGGAGGGAAGTAAATGAGTACCTCTGGTGTCCTAGATACGATTGATTCATTGCTCTCAGCAGTCACAGACCCGACACCGCAGGCTGTTATTCGTGGTGAGCCACTGAGCATTAATGCAACACCGACCTTTAGTTTTTGGCTTGCTGACCAGAGTGAAGATTTTGAAACCTTAGGTGACAGGTCCACGAATGTCACTTTTTTGATCAGATGTTATTGGCATCTGCAACAACCACAAGATCTGAAAGAAGCATTAGAGCTAGAAGTATACAACGCAATTGTCAATATAAAAAAGAAGCTCGCTTCTGATGCATTGCTCTCTGGCAACTGTCAGTATTCCATACCAGGCACTGCCACCACAGGATATATAGAGATGAGTGGGCAGACGTTCAAAATTGTGACGATACCGTTTGTAATTTCAGTTTATTCCGAAAGTACTATTACGCCGTAGAAAGGAACATACACATGGCAAAAAAGAAATTATATGACCCAAAAAAAACATATGTTGCAACAACGGGCATTGACGTTGATGCAAGTAAAGATTCGAAAGCAGTGCATTATGACGCAGGGGAAACAATTACAGATGCACCAGCCAGTTTTGACTGGGAAGGACTTATTAGTTGCGGTGCTATCGAAGTTAGTACTGGAGGTAAGTAATGGCAAAATCAAGCGGTTTAGGACAAGCACTATTTGTCCAAGGATATGATCTGAGTACAGATGCATCAACACTGTCAGGCGCTGGCTACACACAAGAAGTACTCGATACTACAGGCATTGATGTCTCGGCGCCTCAACACTGGTTATCAACGGGTGGTTTGATAATGCAGACGATAAGGCCCATGAGGCCTATAAGTCACTTCCAACTGGAGACAGGGTTGTGACCTATTTATTAGGTACTGCAATTACAGAACCAGCATTGTTTATGAATGCAAAACAAGCTGAATACAATGTGACTAATCAACCAGGTAATGCACTGGCAACACAAGTGAGTTTTGCCAGCAACGCATCAATTTCTGGTGATGATGGTATTAACTTTGGTGTAATGCTCGATGCAGGGGCAACCACTTATAGTTCAAGTTCTAATGGAGTTACGGTGGACCAAGGAGCAGGCACGACTGCAGGAAGTGTTGCTGCTTTGCAATTTGTCAGTGGATCAAGTGTGAGTTCATTTGTGGTGAAAGTACAACATTCAACCAATGGTGCCTCATGGTCAGATCTGATCACCTTCAGCACTATTAGCGCGAATACCCCCACCGCCGAAATAAAAACAAGTAGTGGGACAGTCAATCGGTAC